TGGTCGTCACTCTGAACGCGCGGAGGCTACGCCTTGTCCTGGTGGGCCACGCCTCTTTGGCCTGAGCAAGAACCTTGTCGGCACTCTCCCGAAACTCGCGCACCACGATCTTTTGAGCCGTGGTCAGCATCTCGTTCACCGCGGCCATCAGTTCGGGCCCGATCTCCATTTCTACCGGGCCGTCCCGGATGACAATGCGGTTGTTGCTCATCGTCCAGCCTTCGGTGGGGGCTTGTTTCGCTGCTCGAGATCGGCCAACAATAGGCCTTGAGTCTCGCCGTCAACCGTGTCCCACCAGGCGGGCCCCTGACCATACTCTCTGCAGATGGTCAGGGCATTGCTCATCATTCCCCCGTAGGGGCCTCGGAGAAATCCCGCGCACCATCCATGTCAGCCTGACGGATCGTGGTTGACGCGAGCCACCAATAGGCGGTCATCGATGCGGCCGTAACGTCTCCGAACTCGATGCCGGATTCGATCAGGTCGTCGAACACCTCGGCGCCCCACTCTTCGATCGGCTGCGCCATCTTCCACGGACGTGGACGGCGCTTACCGGGCCACTTCACCGCGTCAGGCCAGCACAGGGCCAGAGCGGCGCAGCGGCTTGCCACGCCGTCCATGCTCTTCAGCGCGTCGAGCAGCTTCGGATGCACCTCGGCATCCTCCGGGTCGTCGTCCTTGGGCCCGTGCTTCTCGAACATGGCGAGCATATTCGTGATGGCTGGGCGGGACTGGACCGCGTAGGCCGCGATCGACCGGGGCCGAACGAGGGTGGCGGGGAACTTGCCGAGAGTGGCGATGGTGGGAGCGCTCATGAATCCTCCTCAGGTGGCGCTGGGGGTCTAACGAAGCGGGATCACCGCTTCGCCGTCGATGTCCATCGGTCCGTAGATCGTGAACGTGAACGAGATGTTCGAGGGGTCGCCCTCGTTGTAGTCGAGCCCGGTCAGGACGGCATCTTCACCGCTGTAGTCGCGGGACTCGGCCAGGTAGTCGAAGGACATATCGAAGTCCACGGCCACGCCGTCGCCGATGTCAGAGGCCACCGATGAGAACGCCGCGGTCAACCCGGTTGCCAGCTTGACGAAGTCTGACGCGGGAGCCGACAGGATCGCGCTCACGGTCAGTTGCGGGAACGCTCGGGTCGTCTGACGCAGGCCGCATAGCCCGCCGCGGGACTCGTGAGGCGCCACGGTGCGGCCGTTTGGGGTAACGCCGGTGAGGGCCTGGTCACCGTTGGAGCAGGACAGGCTAGCGCTGTTGCCCGCGTCGTCAGTGATGGTGAAGACGCCATCCGTGAAGTTGCTGGGAATCGTGGACATGACTTAGCCCTCCTGGGCTTGGGGGCTTAGTTGGAACCGTGGAACTCGAGCACGTATTCGCTCGCGCCGGTGCCGGTGGTCTCGAGAATCTCGAACAGGCTGTTGACCGTGACGTCCAGGCCCGCGGCTCCGAAGCTCATCGCGAACATGTCGCCAGAGTCGAGGTTGATGGCGTCGCCTGCGGCCTGGAACATATCGATCGGGGTGCCGGCGGTGGCAATCAGTCGGATGGAGCCCGAGGTGCAGCGCAGGGAGATCCCGCACATCTCATCGAGGTCGATCGCCTGGTTCAAGATGTCCACCAGGGAGCCGGCCGCGAGGGTGTTGTAGCTGTCGGTAGCGCCAGAGGCCACGGAGCGAATCCGCTTGTACACGCGGTTCGCCAGGCCTGAGCCTGCACCGTCGCGCCAGCGGTCTTCCTGGGTGTTGTCCAGGCTGATCGGGTTCTTCCCGCCGGGCTCGGCCGCGGGGTCGGGAGTCAGGGTCACGAGGTGCTTGATGCCTAGGCTGGCTGCGAGCGTGGTGGCCATGGTCAGGCCCTCCATTCTGTGATGTGAAGTTGGAATGGGACGCGGACTTTGACGAACTCGCCATCAGCGTCCATGGGGATCATGCCCTCTGGCCTGGTCCTGCACGACACGCCGGGGATTCCCCACGTTGTGAATAGCTGCACGATGTCAAGCCCGCTGTCGAGCTGCTGGCCCTGGTGGGCGAAGATGTCGTCCGCGGCGTCGCGGTGCAGGTACTCGATCCAGCAGTCTTCGTGGATGAGGCAGTTGGGGCCCTGGAGCCTGCCGCGGCCGATGTAGATCACAAAGCCGAGGTGCTCGCCGTCTGCGTCGGGGTCCTGGACCCTCATGCGGTGCCACGCGTCCGAGGCGTGCATCCGGTACTGGGCGGGATCGAGGCGCTCGACGTTCGACGCCAGGTCCTCGAGGATGGCCTGGTAACTCACCATGCCGGCCTCGAGACCGAGCAGAAGTTTAGCACGCCGTGGCCGCGCCTGACTGTGGCCGCGTCCTCGTCGTACTGGAGCTTGAGTTGGGCCCACGCGTCTTTCGCGTCGAACGTGTAGCCGCGGGACTTCTCGCGCCAGATGCCGTCCGGGTCTTGCTTGACTGCTCGGGTGCAGCCCTTGAGGACCTCATAGAGGACCACGTCGTGCAGCCCGGTCGCGTTGCGGATCTTCCACAGTCGCTCGCCGCGCTCGATGAGCTTTCGGATCACGCGATACCATGCGGCATCGATCTGGGGCTGCCATCCTGTGCCGTCGCCGTTGACGCCCTGGGCTTGCGGGACACGGAACTCGAGCTCGGGTTCCTCAACGAAGACCTGGCGCTCGGAGATGACGGGGAAGAGGTTGTACTCGACCAGGATCGCTTCGTTGGGGAAGTCCTCCGGGTCGTCGCCGGTCGTGAAGACCAAGTGCCAGATGACGTCCCAACCCTCGTCCAAGACCTCCGAGGCGGACGGCGTAACCTCGTAGGTCGCGATCGAGGAGGAGACCGTTACCGCCGCCCCGGAGGCAAGGTAGGTGCCATCTGGGCGTTGGATGGTGATCGAGCTCTCGGCCTCCACAGGCGCAACCAGCGGCGCTCCCGACCCGTAGCGGATCGGGGCGCTGATGGTCTGGGTGACGCCCTGCCGCAGCATGTACGGCGCGTCAATGTCCAGTGCGCGAGTAGAGATAGAGAGGGTCATCGCAGCCTATCAGACAGACGTCAGGGCGTGAGCGGGCGGGGTGGTGTCGTGGGTGTGGGTACCAGGTCCGTGGACATGGCCGCCGGGGGTGTGTGCCAGTACCGGGGTGTCGGGCTGGGTCACGGCGTGAGCGGGCGGGGTGACGGTGATGTTCGTCTGAGCGTGCTGGTGGTCGGTGGTCGAGAAGTCGGCCCAGGCCTCGATGGTCTCAACAGTGGGCTCGTTCGTGCCGTCTTCTTGGATGACGTACAGGAACAGCCGCGAAGCCGTGGTGAGCGCCCATGGGGTGCAGGCGATCCGCTCACGGCGCAGGTCCTGCGCCCAGGTGAACTTGCGGTGAGCGCCGGTGATGGCGTCCCAGAGGATGAAGATCACGTCCTGGGCGGTGTGCAGGGTGGCCGCGGCGTCATTGACGACCAGGGCGTTGAGCAGGCCTTCCTGTGGCACCCGCCAGGCCTCTTCACCCTCGACCGCGTCGTGCTGTACGCTGTTGAGGATCGGGGTCTGGGTGACCTGCAGCGCGGTGATCTCACCGAAAATCCAGTTAGCCAACTGGCCGTCGATGGTGTCCTGGGCCCAGTCGGCCGGGGGCTCTACCGTGATGGCTCCGCTCTGCTGTAGCGACTGGAGACCATCCTGCGCCGTGGTGTCGGTGTTGTCGTAGCCTTCACCGGCGCCGCCAGAAACGGTGAGGTCGGCGGTTGAGCCGACGCCATCGCTATAGGTGTACTTCATGCCATCGCCGCCCCATGTGGCCGCTTGGGACAAGTCCACGGCGAACTCGGGGGTGGGTACGTCGAAGCCGAAAGCGAACAGGTCGCCAACTTCCTCGTTGAGCGCATCGGCGGTGAGCTGGTAATTCGCGGTCCAGCCGGCCAGCGCCGACGACAGCGCCACATTGCTCCATGTGGTGGTTCCGACGTCGTAGACCTTGCAGTAGGCTGCGCCCATTGCGGAGGGGATGGCGGGCTGGCCAACGAGGCCGCCGCCGTTCGTGTGCACCGCGTCACCGTCTACAGCCCAGGCCCCATACATGACAAGCGGGATGAGTTGGCCGATGACTTCTGAGCCCGCGTTGTCGGAGTTGCCAGCCGGGGTGATTGCGCCGTGGTCACCGACAGCAGAGCCGGTGCAGGTCGCGGCGGCGTGGTCTGCCTCGTTCGCGTTCCCGCTCGCGGTGTCGGCCGCACTCGGGGCTCCGGAGGTGCTCGCCCCGTGGTCGTCGATGGTCTTGATCCGTACATCGGTAGCGTCGGTGCCTACCAGCCCGCTCGCGGTTCCGGTGAGGTCGAGGGCTTCACCTACGCCCGTGGCCGAACCTCGGATCACGTTCCCGCGGGGGAGCGAGAGGGAAGCGAGAGCAACAGGGCCTACATCGATAGCAAGCCAGGTGGTTCCACCGTCGATCGTGCCGTAGATCAGAGCGTCAGCGCTCGCAGAGTCCGCGTCAAGGGCGATCGCGTTCTGGCCTGTAGCCAGCGTATGTTCGCCGTAAGTTGCTGACGCCGGAACCCCGGCGCCGACCAAGATGGCTACACCCTCGTCAACGAGGCCGTTGGCCTCCTTGAAGAGCACGATACCGACGGCCGCGAGGGCCTTGCGGCCGATCTTTTCGTAGATGCTGACACTCATCGGGGACTCCGATACCGCTTGCGCGGTGAGGTCAGGGACGGGCGGCTATTTCTTTGCCTTGCCTGCCCCCTTCTTGGTTGATTCGATCTTGGCTTCGATTCGTTCCGCCGATTCCTCGGCACCCGGTGAGCGGGCGGCGATACGGCGGTGGCTCTGGGCCGCTCGTGCGAGGCGGCGTGCTTCCATCTGGCGGACCTGCTGATGCGGGGGCCGGCCGACGATATCGGTGCAGCGCTTGCAGAAGTCGTCCCATCCTGGGTAGTCGAACTCTGGGATGAGGCTGTTCCCGATCTGAACGTGGCGCGTGAAAACACTGTGGTAGTGCTTCAGGTCTTTGCCCATCCGGTCTTTGCCGATGTCCTTGCAGATCATGTAGCCGGTGACGGTCTCGCCCCAGGCGGTGACCTCGGTATCCATCGGGACGAGGACGCGCTTCAACTTGTCCTCTTGATAGAGCTTCATGGGGCCGGTGTCGCTGCTCGTGACGTTCTGACGCCCGGGAGCGAAGGGGATCTCTACGGGGTTGTAGTAGTATTCGCCGTCGATAATGCAGACCCGAAGCGGATCGATGTAGATCTGGAACGGGCTGTTTTCTGGCAACGGCAGGCGCTTGGCTGCGGCCTCGCGCTGCGGGAGCTGGGTGAGTGGGGTCAGGGCCATGTTTCCTCCTCAGGGGCCGGGGTTGGGGGTGACCGAAGCCACCCCCAGAGGTTCAGGTAGTTCGCCTAGGTCAGGAAGGGCATCTGAATGCCCGCGGCGTTGATGTCCAGCGAGGCGCCCAGGTGGGTGCTGTACGCGATGTAGTCCTCGCTCTTGAGCGGAATGCGATCGGTCTCGACGCCGAACAGGGGGGTCCAGAGCAGCGGGTTCGTGCTGCGGCTGGGGGCGGGCATGTGGGCATCCCAGGCCACGCAACCGGAGCCGAACATCATCGAGACGGTGTCGCCAGCGCTGACCGGTACTTCGCTCGTGGTGTAGATCCAGAGGTCGCCACCCATGAAGACGCCTTTGAACCCGGGGTTCGAGGCCCGCAGGTATTTGTCGGTCTCGGCGCTCTGTGCGACACGGCCGCCGAGAGCGTAGGCGTCTTCGGCGATGTTGCCCCAGTCTTTCGGGCGGCAGAGCATCACGTAGGGGCCGGCCACGTTGGCGGCGCCGAGGGTCATGAAGTCGCTGAGGACAGCGCCCCAGGTGGCGTCAGCGCCGGTGGCGCCGCCGGTCTCGGAGAGGCTGGTAGCGAGCGCGGCGATGGTCGAGAGCATGGTCTGCTGCCAACCGATGGTGCCATCCGCGGCGAAGCGGGCGTAGTCCAGGATTCCCCAGGAGTCGAAGCTGCGGGCCATGTCGGACATCTGGCGCGCGAAGCCCATGCGGGCTGGGGTCACGGTGGCCTTGTCGCTGGCGAGGTCGAGGATCGTGAAGTCGTCGCCTTCGGCGGTGGTGATGTACTTGTCCACGCCCCAGGCGACACGCACGATCTGTGCGGCGAGGGCCTTCTCGAAGGAGCCCTTGCTGATGAAGCCAGAGCTGAGCACGGGGTTGGCGAGCACACCGCCGGCCTCGCGGTCAGCGAGGGTCATGCCGATGGCGCCGGTGACGGCTGCCACCAGGGCATCGGACATAGGTTCGGTGGTCGTGCGGATAGGATCGTTGGCGCCCATTTTGGGATTCTCCAGTGTAGGGGATCGGCTGAGAAGTTCTAGCTCGATGCCCTACACTGGTTACGACCACGAATCGGGGGCTATTTATCTGACGATAGCGGGGCTATCCTGTCGCGTCAAGTAGCGTCGGCATCTGCGACGGCCTTCCAGAAGTCCTCTGGGCTGCGGGCCGCGCTGATCTTGGTGCTGGCGTCCGCGGTTCCCCTGCGCTGGCCTGCGTCCCTGTCAGGAGACAGGCCAACGCGGACGCCGCCAACCTGCGGGCCCTTGCGGGGTTCGGGCTCGGTGGGCTTTTCGGGCTGGGGTAGGTACGCGGTGAGGGTCCGCGGGATCTCGGGAGCGGGGTTCTTCTCGGCGTCTTCCTGGTGGGCATGGCTGGCCTCCAGGGTCGAGTTCCACCACTCGAGCGGGCTGGCCCCGCGCTTGTCTTCGGGCTGGCGGTTCCACGTGGAACGAAGCGAATCGCGGCCGTCAGCGTCGAAGCCCATCTCTGATAGCTGGATGTTCTCCGAGTTGACGGCCTCGCGCTTGCCGAGATCTGCGGCGTAGTCCGTGCGGGCTTTGTCGAGCGCCTTCGTCTGGGCCTTCTCGAGCGCCTCGATCTTCGTGCTCATCGCGGCAAGCGCCGTCTCGGCAGCGTTGGCGCGGTCCTGGGTCTTCATCCAGCGCTCGTAGGGGATGGCCTGGCCGGGCTCGACGCCGCTAGGTTTCGGTCTCCCCGCTAGCAGGCTCTTCAGTTCCGCCAGAAGTCCCTTCGCGTCGAGTTCCTCTTCCGCCATTGTCTACATCCTCCTCAGATGTTTCTTCGTGGTCTTCCGGCGGAATGACAACGCCGGACATAATCGAAGCCAGGACATCGATCGGGATCGCGGGGAACGCCGCAACCGCCGTCGCGAGGGCTGCCTCTTCCGTCAGGATGCCGTCATGAACGTTGAGCCCGATCTGCAACAGTGCCGAGACCTGCGCGCCGTTGAGGGCGAGCGCCTGGATGTCGTCCGTGGTGTCCCTCTTGACCTCGTCCAGATACAGCGCACCGGGCGCGACCTCTGGAAAGCCTGTAGGCTCCATACCCTCTGTGGCCTCGCTCGCCCTGTTGGCGATGGCCGCGAGCCGCTTTAGACATTCGCCGTCGTGGCGCCTGCACCCGTTCAAGGTCTTGCGGATCTCGCGGTCCAAGGCTCGTCGCTCGGTCTCGCCGGGATCGCCGCCGGTGCCTTCGAGGTTCGTTGGGTTGCCGCTCGGCGAGAGCAGGCCCATCTCGTAGCCGCGGACAGCGCGGCCGATGACTTCCGGATCAAATCCTGGGGCGTCCTGGTGGAAAAAGCCCGGCTTTTCGGGGTCCTTGTGGGTCCATGACGCGAACGTCTCGGGCCCCATCTGAACGCCCTGCTTTCCGGTCTCGGCGTCGCTGGACATCCCGATGAAGATCAGATCGACCTGATGCCGCTGAGGGTGCCCGGAGTCGCGGACGCCTGCACCCCAATGGGTGTACAGCACCGCGAGCTTTAGGGTGCCCTCGACACGGCTTGCCCCGCGGTAGATCTCACGGGGGTTGCCAGAGATGACGATCGGATGGAACGGCGTACCGTCCTCGTAGCGCCACCAGTAGTTGTCGCCGTCGTAGTTGTAGCCGGTGAGCTCTTCGGTTCTGTTGTCGTCGCCGTCGTAGATCCGGTACGAAGGGTTCGCCTTGTCGGTGAGGTCGTAGACCTCCAGGCACTCCTTCCACTCGCCCGAGATCTCCCACTGGCGATAGCGCCGGATCACGGTCGGCTCGCGCGGATTGTTGTTCCTGTAATCGGCGTCGATGTCGTCGGGCTGCAGGGCTTCAACGTAAAGGTCGGCGTCCTCTTCGTCCCAACCCAGGTAGGTCGCCCCGAAGTTGCAGGACAGGCGATACCAGAGCGTTTGCTCGGCCTGGTCGGAGAGTACGGACGGGAGCGGTGAGCCGCCTACAGCCGCGTACTCTTCGTGGACGGTCGCCGAGGTGTTGTCGCCGATCATCGCGATCAGCTGCTCGGGGAGGGTGTCAACGTAAACGGGCTCTTCGTAGGCCACGCCTCGGTTGAGCGTCCAGGTCCGGAGCAGGTTCCGCGACATGTCGATCGGGCCGATGATGTCGGCGCGTTCGGCGAGTTCGTCTTTGAGCTTCTGGTACACGTCGAGCAGGTGGCGATCGTTGAAGATCCGCACACGTAGGCCGAGCTCTTCGCGAGGACCGCGCTTCGTGATGCCCTTGGTTGACGTACCTCTGACTATGACCTGCATGGGAGAACCCTACTAGCCTGCGGGTGTACCGTCAATGCCTACGACCCTCGACCATGGGGACCACGATGTAACGCTCGGCGTCACACCCGTCCTTGGCCGGCTCGTTCTTGCCGCCCCTCCATTCACGGTGATCGCTGTCGAGCTGTTCACAGCGCCGGGCTACGGTGTAGTAGTCGTGCCCGTCCGTCGCCGGGTCGCTCTTGACCATCAGCCTGTGGATGATGTCCGCGCCCTCATAGACGCTCTTGTCGCGCTTGTACGGGGTCTTGATGCTCAGCAGCGGGCACCGCTGGCCGCTGTCGGTCTTGGGTAGCTTCTCCATCCAGCCGCGCTGCGTGGTGTTGATGCCGAGGGCTTCGGCTATCGCCTGCATCAAGCGAAAATTACTCTTCTTGCCGCCGCCCGAAAAGCCGCCATGGGCCCGGTCGCCTACCCACTGGTCCACGTCCTGGATTCGTAGGCGGTTCCGGCGAAGCATCTCGATGATCCCGCTGGCGTCCTCCTCACTCTCTGTGCGCCCGTCGCCGGTGTATTCGTCCATGACATAGACCCTGGACCTGATGCCGCGGCGCTGGACCGCCGCCAGGACAGCGCGCTGAGCCCCGGGCTTGGAGCCGTGGTCGATGCCGACGCCGATCGGAATGTGCTCGCCTGCCCTGAGTGCTTCCTCCATCCATGCGGGGAGGCCGTCTACCCGTAGGTGCTCGCCCCACTCGCTGTAATAGGCATCCTTGAATGCTGGGGTCCTCGAGCGGCCCATGCGGATCGCGCGCACCGCTGCTGACATGCCGCCCTCGAGTTCTTCGATCTCCTGCTCGGTGACCCATGGGATCTCATAGATGCCGCCGCGTGGGGTGACCGCGTCGATCGTCAGCTCGGTCTGGATCTCGCCGATGTAGGTCTTGGACTGGTCGTCCACCAGATCCCAGAGGTACCCGAGCTTATGGGATGTGCCCATGGTCGGCGTGAAGGTCTCGTACAGGCGCCCGCCGCGGCCGAACAGGCGGGGCCACAGCTCGTTGTGGACGTTCTCAGGCAGCGGCTCGTCGGTGATGGCGACTTCGGCTCTGGGCCCGGCCAAGTTTTCTGCGTTGAAGGTTCCGCACCTGAGCTGGCCGCCCTTGCCTGGGCCGTCGATGATGTCGTAAACCGCGAGCCGCTGGCCTTGGAGCCGCCCGCCCTCGAACCGGATCTTGGCTGCGAACCAGCGCGGGTCTACCAGCTCCCAGAAGTACCCGAGCGTGACGCCGACCTGAGCCCAGGTCTTGCCGCAGAGGATGACCGTGCGCCCGTTGCGGCGCCTGGGCTGCCAGTAGAGCTCGCCCGCGATGGCGCGCCGGCACAACTCGGCGACCCCGAGGGACTTCCCGATCCCGTTGGCGCCCCAGGCCACGGTTAGGCGGTATGGGCTTTCGAAGAGCTGGATCTGTGGGTTCGTCCAGTGCCGCTCCAGGCAGTGCTTCGCCCGCCGATCGCGGGTCTCGACCATCGCGAGAGGGTCACGAAGCACGGCGGACAAGTTTCAGCGCCCCGGACTTCTCGACCACCAGGGAGTAGCCCGTGCGGTTGAGGGCTTCGTGTAGGTAGAGCTGCAGGTCAACGTCGGAGCAGGCTTGCGCGTCGGCCAGGATCATCGCCCGCCACTCGTCGGCGGTGTAGTCCTCGGCCTGGAGTTTCCCGACCTTGCCCCTGAGGTCTTCCCAGTCGGCCAGCTCGAGGCGGGTGTCGTCGTAGTCGTTGCGTAGGGCCTGCACCCTGAGGCGCAGTGACGCGACGGGCGCA